TAGATAGCGATGCACAAACAGTGATAGAAAGAGTTCTTGAAGGCACAATCACAGTCACACCATCCGTGACATAGCTTAAGGAATTCCATATGAAGGTTGTTGTTGGACAAAACACGATCGTTAAAAAAATTACTGTTGGAACTCCATTGCGGGTGGGATCGGCAGCAAATGGTTCACTCACAGGGTTAGATGATGTAAACGGTTCTATTGGTTTAGCTAATGGTACTTTATTACAATACGACAGCGCGTCAGGAAAATTTAATCACGTACCAGCAACGACAATAGCTGGTCCAGATATTCACGCCACATTTGATTCAAATGCGATTGGTACTCTTACATATAACGATAGTACCGGAGCCGTAAGACTTGTAGGTCCGACTCCAGCTCAAATTCGATCGCAATTTAGAGCTCATCCATCTATCCATAATATTATTCAATATGACTCCGCTACTGGTACGTTTTATGCTGAAGCTCCAGGTGGTGGAGGTATTGGTGATGGTGGTCAAAACTTATCAGTTAATACATCTGGCGATTATGGGTCATTATCTTACGATCAATCTACTGCAGTTTTAACTCATATTGGAACAAATGATTCTGACATTCGAGGATCTATATCAGTTGGCGGAGATCTTTCATATAATCAAGCATCTGGTACAATTACATATAATAAAAGAACAGATGCAGATATTAGATCTCTCTTTAGTGCTAGTGGAGATCTAACATATAACAGTACGACTGGCCAGTTTGCTATTACTACTGGCGCACATTATCAAGATTCAGATGCTCGCCAAGTTTTCTCTGTTAATTTTGTTGGTGATACTGCATTTGATAGTTCTCCGTACGGTGGAGCTTCATATGATGCTAGTACTGGTGTACTTACTATTAATGGTACAACTGATTCTAATATACGTAATTCTATAAGCCTTCAAGATTCTGGTGGATTAGGGTCATTAACATACGATCCTAAAGAAGGTAAATTTGTATTCAAAGGCCCTGAGCTTGCTGATATATCTTCTCTGCTCTCAGTTACTGAAGGTCCAACTTCATTAGGTGATCTATCTCTTGATTCTGCAACTGGAGCAATTAGATTTCAATTAGATGAAGATAGTATTAGAAGTTTAATAACTCTTGTATCTGATAATGAAGGTGGTACACATTTATCATATGACCATTCAACCGGCGTAATTACTTACAGAGGTCCAAGTACTTTAAATGTACGCAATCTAATCTCTGTTGATTCAACCGCTAATACTGGTGATGGTTCATTTACATATGATGAATCTTCAGGCGTGTTTACATATGTTGGTCCATCTCCTACAGAAACTAGAGCACACTTCCAAGTTAATGATACTGGCGGTGATGGCTCATTAAATTATGATTCCGCAACAGGTAAGTTTACATATGTTGGCCCAAGTCCTGCCGAAGTAAGAGCCCACTTTGAAGGTGGTCTTGGTATCGATTATATTGAATCGACCGGTACTTTTAGATTAGATAGCTCAGCTAGTATTGTTACAGGTGGTATTGTTACAGGTACTTTAAGAGTAACAGATTCGGCTACAATTGAAGATGCTACAATAAATCAAACATTAAATGTTCAAAATATTAATTCATTAGATTCCACTAGCGACGTTAATATTACTGCCGGTGATGATGTTGATATCACAGCGGGAGATAAAATAAAATTAAATACTTCGCTTTTAATAACCTCATCTAAAACCCTTCACTTTAGAGATGATGATAGTGATGCAGTTTCTCTTAATGGTAGTGGGATCCAGATTGGTGGTGGATCTAATCAAAAAAGTATTTTGTATCAACAAAGTTCTGAGCAGTTTGTAATAGGCGGAAGCACAGGATTAAATGTTCCTGGACCTTTAACCGGCACTACTATTGATTCAATAAACAAACGAATAGATGAATTACCTGATTCTGCTCAGATGAAAGGTATTCTATCTGCTGGTCCTGGTTTATCGTATGACAATATTAATGGTATATACAGAATCACGTCTTCAGGTGTTGTCGCTGGAACCTATGGCGATGCAACTAATGTTCCAAGATTTGCTGTTGATTCTCTTGGACAAATAGATAGTATTGGCTTAGTACCAATATCAACAGTCAACAACTTTCAGTTTGATTCCACAAGCGGTAATCTCAAGATTACAACTGCAACAGATAGTTATAATGTTGGAATTACATTAGATCCATACTCAACAGCAAATCTAGTTGAAGATCCTAATGCTACTCCTAATACAGGAACAATGTACTATACAGATGCAAGAGTTGATTCTAACTTAGCATCAAGCAGATCAAGTCCAATTGTTCGTACTGGTGACATTACCGGTGTAACATTAAATGCAACCGGACCAACATCAGCTGGTGATAACGCTGCAATGGGTTATACATCGTCCGGTGGTTTAATACTTACTGGTCAAGGTAGCACTTACGATGTTACAATTAAGAATGATGCAGATAGTGATGTATTACAAGTTCCGACAGGATCAAAAGAAGTAAAGCTAACAGGATTCTTATCAGGCCCACAAGAGTTCATACTTGATCCAGCAGCAGTTGGTGATAATACTGGTACTGTTAAGATTCTTGGTAACTTACAAGTTGAAGGTACACAGACTACTATCAATTCAACGGCAATAACCCTTAATGATAAAAACATTGTTATTGCTGATAGTGCTGCCGATTCATCAGCACTCGATGGATCCGGAATTACGTTTGGCGGTACTAATGTTGTAGACAATCCAATATTCCAATACTCTCATGCAAATCAAAGATTTACATTTAACAGAGACATAACAGCTAATAGATTCTATGGTGATGTCACTGGACAAATTACATCTATTGGAAATCATACTACTGCGGATTTAGCAGAAGATTCATTTGCCACAGTATCAAGTGGTACAATGTATTTCACTCAAGCAAGAGCACGTTCCTCAATCAATTTTGTTGATGCGGGTGGAGATGGATCTTTTGTTTATGACTCTGCAAGTGGAACAATGACATATACTGGACCAAGTCCTGCAGAAACTAGGGCACATTTAAATGTTCTTGACGCAGGCGGTGATGGTAGTTTCACATACGATAGTGCAACAGGTAAGTTTACTTACACAGGTCCTTCGCCAGCTGAAACAAGAGCACATTTTCAAGTAAACGACACTGGTGGCGATGGATCTCTGGGATATGATTCTGCAACTGGTAAATTTACTTACACCGGACCTTCTGAAGCTGAATGGTATCAACATTTTGTAGATAACGCAGATAGCTTAGGTGATATGATTTGGGATTCAAGTTATGGAACCAAAGGTGGTCTGTCATTACATCAACGTCACATAATAAAACAAACAGAAACATTTGCTGACTCATTTATTAATTCACAAGAATACTTTTTGTACTATAGTGGTACGGTGGGCGAATTAAGAAAGGTTAGTGCAGACACACTTTCCTCAAGAATTGGCGGAGCTGGCGGTGGCGGAGCTGGTGGTGGACTGTTAAGTTTTATTAATCTCTAAGTAACAAAACATATAAATAAAGAATAACTAATTTAAAAAGATAATAAAATATGGCAGCAACATTTCATACTAGCTTTCAACATAATGTGGGCAAAACACCGCATACATTATATACAGCTCCAACAGGATTGACAGGACGTCATCTTGTTGTTAGTTGTGTTGCTACAAATATATTTGGTTCTGCTTTGCCAATAACTGTAAAGTTAGTTAGAGGAACAACAGAAATATTCTTAGCTTATAATAAAAGAATTTTAGCTAATGATACTGTAGATCTTCTTATAAATAACTCTAAGATCATGATAGAGGAATATGATGAAATTCATACATCTGCTCCCGCTGATAATGCTTTCAGTATAATCATGACAATGGTAGAGGAAGTTGAAACATGAGTAGTAGCGATAATAGTGTTTATGGTCATGACAATCAAGGTGGTGTCTATGACGGCACTGCGTATCATGATAAAACATTTTACGGTTTTAAACTAAGTCCAGCAACTGGAGATTGTACTGTAGATGTTATCCGAAGCGATGATAGCGATGCTATCATTCTACCTCAACCAGATAATATTGGCGGCGACGATTATAAAGCGCATTTTTTTAGTATGGATGCGATAGATTTTGAATTTAACCATAGTACTGGCCATTTAAAGATGAAATTTCTTTAATAAATAGCAGTATAGTAATATAGGATCGACATATGGCAACGATTATAGACCTCGGTAAGTTAAGATTTCATTTCGCAGGTGAATGGAGTTCCGGCACTACATATGAAATTAACGACATCGTAAAGTACGGTGGTAACGTATATGTTTACAGTAACATAGCAAGATCAAATGGTAACTTACCTACTGATGATGCATATTGGGCATTAATGGTAGAAGGATTTAAGTTTAGATCAGATTGGTCCTCGGCCACACAATATCGTGTCGGCGATGGTGTTGCTCATGGTGGTGTTATATACATTGCTGTTGCAGATTCACAAAACCAAGTTCCACCCAACGCAACTTATTGGAGTCAGTTTGCTGATGGTATCCAATGGGAAGGTGAGTGGGTTAATACAACCGCTTATCAAGCGAGCGATGTTGTAAAGTATGGTGCTCAAGCATATATCGCTAAACAAGATGTTCCGGTTGGAACGCTACCTACCGACACTACGTATTGGGAAACATTTGTAAGTGGTATTAGTGCTGAAGGCGTGTATAATTCCGGTACAGCTTATGTCCCTGGAGACTTAGTTGCATACGGCGCAAACATATATCGTTGTACTGCTAATACTACAGGCAACCTTCCGACCGATCCAGCCTACTTTGAATTATTTCAAACCGGGAATGACTATGAAGGTGTCTGGTCGTCAAGTACAAACTATCTAATTGGACAAACTGTTCGATATGGTGGTAATGTATATAAAGCTAAACGAGATAATAGTAACGCTATTCCAGACATATCAACTTTAGATTGGGAAGTTTTTACAACTGGTGTAAACAACAGAGGTAATTGGACAAGTACTACTGAGTATCATATAAATGACGTTGTTGCTCATGGTGGTAACACATACATTGCTCTTATCTCTCACACAGCAGGCGTATTTGCTACTGACTTAGCTGCAAGCAAATGGCAAAAATTTAATAGCGGCGTACGCTACATGGGTGCTTGGACTTCAGGTACAACATATCTAAAAGATGACATTGTTAGTGAAAGTGTTAGTACGTACATTGCTACGCAAGATCATACTGCGGGCGCAGACTTCTTCATTGATTTTAATACAAATAATTATTGGAATAACTTTGTGGTTGGTGCTAGTTATGTGCTTCCAGCAACAGCAGGAAACGCCGGTAAGTATCTACAAACACCAGACGGAACAAACTATAGTTGGCAATTTGCAGGTGCTAATGATAAGGTCTTTTATGTGGCAGAAGATCCAACAAGTTCCGCAGATGATTCAGATCACGGTGCAGCAATAGACTATGCTTTTGCAAGTGTAAGATTTGCTTGTGATTATATTAGCGCAGATCTCGCGAACAGAACACCTGCTACTATTTTTATTAAAGACGGTATATATAACGAACAACTTCCAATTCACGTTCCGGCCGAGGTAACTATTGTAGGTGACGGACAACGTAACTGTACCATTCAACCAGATACAACTACAGACATTGGTTTTGGTGCTGGTATATCTGGTGATGGTACAACACCAAATAATGAACAAACAATGTTCTTTGTAAACAGTGGTACAATGGTTGTAGGTTTAAACCTAAAAGGTTTGACAGGTTTTCAATTAGGTTCAACTACACCTACAGATCCAGAAGATGCAACTATTAAAGGTGTTTACTTTAGATTAGAACCAGGTGCTACAATTACTAAATCACCTTATATCAAAGAATCAAGTGCATTCTCTTCAGGTGGTGTTGGCGCAATTATTGACGGTTCTGTTGTCGGTAGCGGTAATCCTGGTTCAATGGTTTTCCACACGTATACGCAAGTACATGATGGAGGTATTGGTTTCTGGATTAAAGATAAAGGTCTTGCAGAAATTGTATCTTGCTTTACGTATTATTGTGATATGGGATTTGTATCCAGTGGCGGTGGTAAAATTCGTGCGCTAAACTGTAATAACTCATATGGTACATACGGTACTATCAGTACAGGTTACGATAGTGACGAGATTCCACTAAATGGTTATATGTATGGTGACACACTAACATATGATCCTGCAACTCTAACAACTTCTGAAGGTTTTACAGTTGGTGATACTATTACAGGTCCTACAAAGACCGGTAGTAGAGTTGTAACAGATATGAGTATTGCTTCTCAAGCTATTATTACTACTAAGAAAGATGCTACCGTATCAGCTGTTACACAAGCAAACCCAGGACAAGTTACAACTTCAGCCGCTCATGGATTTGAAACTGGTGATAGCATTAGTTTTACCGGTGTGGGTGGTATGACAGAGTTAAATGGTAATAGTTATACTATTACAGTAGTAAATACGACAACATTTACGATCGGTGCTGATACGACAGCATTTACAGCTTTCACATCAGGTGGTACAGCTACTCTTGGTGGACCTCACGGTCTAGCAGACGGTGATATGGTTTCATTTAGTAATGTTGGTGAAGCGGCATGGCAAGCACTTCTAGGTGATTATGCAGCTAACGATAAACGAGCTTGGTATGCAGATATACAAGATAGTAATTCATTTAAGATAGCTACAAACTACGACTTAACTAACTATTTTGATACGAGATCAGAAGCTGGTTGGGGTTTTGTCATTGTAAACTTTACAGATGCTACACGATCTAATCCAGTTCGGGTAACCGCACCAAGTCATGGATTTACTTCAGGCGATCAAATGACTGAAGTCAAAGATGTTGTAGGTATGACCGAACTAAACGGTAATAACTATTATGTTAACGTAATTAATGCAAACACATTAGATCTTTATACAGACGCTGGATTAACAAGTGCTGTTAACGGTGTTAGCTTTGGTTCTTACACATCAGGTGGTAACGGTACAAGAACACTAACTGGTACATCACTAACTACATGTGATTTTAGAGTTGATGACGCATTAGATGCGACAATTAAAAATATTCAAACAAATCTAACAACAAATCATAGACTAGTTGTATCAGATCAAAAACGAGGTCTATCAGGACAAACAATTAAAGTCAACGTTGGTCCCCCAGAATATTTAGGAACAGGGAACAGATTCTACTTTAATGGTCAAATTGATCTAGCGTTTAATGGATATGATGAACGTCAATATATCTTTGAGCAGAACGATGCATCAAATGTTGGGCATCCAATGTACCTTGCTACTTCTAAAGGCGCAACTGGTGGGACCGATGAATTTAGTACTGGTGTAAGTTATTATTTAGATGGGCAACCAGTAGCTAACTTAGCAGCGTATGTTTCAGGATTTGCAGCAGCTACTGCTAGAGAAGTAAGATTCAAGATTGCTGCAGGACAAAGTGGATCACAATCATCAGTCTATATGTGTTGCCATACTCATGCAAATATGGGTAATGGCCAACTGTATATCAATGCAGCAAGCGGAACCGCAAAAGAAAGATTTATTGGTAACCATCCAGTATTCTATCCATTCTCAAATGGAGATTCGATTGATGCTCAAGATTCTCAAGGCGCGGTCATTGCTGGAAATGGAAACTTAGGTCAGTTTGGTTTCTCACTAGTTCTTGGTGGTTTAAAAGAAGAGCCAAGAGCAGGTGGTAGTATTCAATTTACTACTGGACCAGCATATGATAGTGATAACTCAACATATCTGACTGAACCAAGATTAGGTGTAGATGCTCGTAGCTATATTATCACAACAGTGTCTGGATATGACTCAAGTAACGATCCAAGAGTTGGTGGTACAGCTACTCTAACATTAAGCCAAGAAAAGTTAAATACTGAACCAGCATATTATGGTCAGCACTTTAATATTAGATACAACTACTCACAAGTTCGTATGACAGGTCATGACTTCTTGAGTATTGGTACTGGTGGTAAAGCAACTACTAATTATCCAGGTGTACCAACTCAAGCAGCTTCTCAAGGTAACGAAGTTACAGAGACACTTCCAGGTCGTGTTTATTACGCAAGTACGGACCAAGATGGTAACTTTAGAGTTGGTAATTATTTTAGAATTGATCAGGCAACTGGTCGAGCAACATTGGATGCAAGCGCGTTTGACCTTTCTGGTTTGACATCATTGAGACTAGGTTCAATTGGTGCTCAGTTAGGTGAAAATATTAACGAGTTTAGTGCTGATGGTACTTTATCTGGTAACAGTAACTCGGCTGTTCCAACAGAGCAAGCTGTTAAAACTTATGTTGATGCTGAGATAACCGATGTTAATGCTGCCATAATAGCAGGTCCACAAAAGCAACTTGTTACTGAGGTTAGTGGTGCTACAAACTTAACTTTAGGTAGAGTATTTGCAGTAAATGGTGCTCATACAGTTACCCTCCCTGCTACGGCCGTAGCAGGTGATACAATTAAAGTTGTAGATATTTCTGGTGCGGCAAGCACAGCAAACATTACGGTCGCACGGAACGGTCACAACATTGCAGGTTCAGCAAACGATTTAACTATAGACGTAAATAATGCGGGAATAGAACTTGTATATATAAATGCAACATATGGATGGGGAGTATTATAATATGATGTCTCTTCAATATTTCACTAATGTCAAATATCTTTCAGGAGTAATATAATATGACATCTCTTTCAACTTTATTTGGCGGTGGAGATACCGGTGGTGCCGCCCAAGATCCCTTACAGGAAGGTTATCCTGTCATTGCTTTATATGGCGGCAGTTTTAATCAGTACTGGGACGTTAGACTTCACCGAGTACATAGTGGAGAGCTTGTAGGTTCTCCTTGGGGTGGAATGACTAATAGTACTGCTAATTACTGGTCAGGCCAACAAAACATGCATATGTTTGGTTATAACTCTGATTATGGACAGTTAGACGGCGGATACTCAAGCCAAGGCTATGGCAGCTGGCAATCATATACTATGAGTATGTTACAACATGACCATTATCCTTATTCTTGGTATGGTAATTGTTCAAAAGACGGTCGAATGGGAATGATGAGTTTTCACGGTGATGATCATTATCGAAAATACTATCGTAGAATTAATGTAATTTCAAAATCTGGACGTAGGCCAAGACGACAGTTTAATTTAAGTAATGAATATTTTAGTGAAACTCAATTTAATAGTTCTTATGGTACTAAAAGTATTATTAGATTTGATGCCAATTCCAATCAATATTGGGGAGGTAACGCTCCAGGATCGTCGACTAGTTACGGCTCTGCGTGTTATAATCAAAAAACTAAAACACTAGCAGCTTACTGGGCTAACTCTAGTGGGTCTTCATCTGGTAGAATATATATGTGGCGCGGTACTAAAGACTTAATGGACGAAACAGAATGTCCTACAGTAAAAGATTTCTTTGATAATGCCACAGTTAACTATCAAGCAGTTAGCGATGCGACTAACTGGGGTTATAGCCAAATGAACTATAATGTTAATCTGATTCTAGGTGAAAATGATAGGGTTGGGGTTAATCTGAGATATGATCAATATAATTACTATAGTTGTTATGATTGCTCAGGGACAACAAACCAGAACACAGCCATAGGTTCATCGCCATCTAGAAGACAACAAAGTAATACTACTAGTTATGGTCCAGAACAAGGAATGATGTATCGTGCTAGAATGCAACTTACTTGGGATACTGAATGGGCAATAATGCATAGTCCTTACTACTACTATGGGAATGGTACTAGTAGTTATATTGTATCTACAAAAGATCCAAGACGTATGGTTTATCATAATTGGACTGAAAGTAACTATGGTGGAATACTTACTCCTTCAGGAAAAAGTGGTTTTAAAATTTTTACCGGACAAAACACAGACGGTAGTCCAATTCGGAACTGGGGAATAGAATTAGGTCTGACTACTCATGATCCTAATGACACATTCTATTATCATCACGGCAATCAAAGTTATAGTGTTTCTGAAGGTAGTATCACTAATTGGACTGGAACTACAAATAATAGCTTTTCATCTTATAGTTTTCAATATCCTGGGTATTATTACTCAACCTCTTATCCAAGATACATGACGGTGAATTGGTGGCAAACTGAAGGAGGATATTCGGTATGACAAAAGCAGCATGGTTTAATAATAATGGTAAATTTAATTTCTGGGATTCTGACCAACAACCTGGAGAATTAGAACTTAACGATAGCGACGGCGAAGGTCGCCATTATGTAAAAGCAGATATTGATGAAAATATGCCTTTATGGCGATTTACATATAATTACGAAACAAACTCTGTAGATGTTTATGAACCTACTCTGAATACTGAAGAAGCAGAAGCTAAGTTAGCTGCAGATATGGCAGCTGCAGATTCAGATCGTATGGCGGCTCTGAACGCAGGCGAATAATAAAATAGATGATGCTGCGGCTATTGCTGCAGGTAGATAATGAGTAAATAATATGGCGCTTAGAGATCATATAAAAGAAAATCATGATCTTGCTGAAAATCACCCCTTTGTAAAACTTTTGTTTTCGGGGGGTGTTTCCTCACAAATATATGCTGAATACTTATTTAATCAACACTTAATGTATAATGTGTTGGAAAAAATTGCTTTAGAACAAGGCTTGTTAGAAGGTGTAGAAGACGTAATAAGAGCAAAATTAATATTAGAAGACTTTATAGAATTAAAAGAAACAGATATTAAAGTTCATGATTGTTCGTTAGACTACATTAAATATATACAAACAAAAGTATCTAAAGAAAATTTAATGGCACATATTTACGTACGACACTTTGGCGATTTGTTTGGTGGACAAATGATGAAAAAAGTTGTTGTAGGCTCTGGTAAGATGTATGATTTTAAAAATAGATCAGAACTTATTAAAGAGTTAAGAAGTCGTTTAGATGATAGTTTAGCAGACGAAGCTAATAAAGTTATGCTTTGGGCAATTGAGTTATTTAAAGCTTTGGAAAAACGATTTGATCTTTGAAAAACTTATAGAAACAAGTGAACGAATGAGAGATCTTATTGAGTCTCTTGCTACTACTAAACACACTCACGATTTTCCTTGGCCTGCAAATACATATTATTGTCCTGATATTTGGCGTAGAGCAGACTTAGATATTATTGATGCACGAGAAGATCGAAAACTATGGATGATGCATTTGTGTGTTTATCCACACGTTAACGATCCTGCTCCAATTTATGGTTTTGATATTATTGCTGGACCTAATAAAGTAACTGGAGCCTTTCACGACTTTAGCCCTATTGATCCTGATAGTCATATATTATCACAATTCAAAGAGAATGTACACAGTTTTGTTCCATCAAAGAAAAGAGAATTACCTGATTGGGCAAAAGCTATATTCAGTGGTTCTATGGTTTCGGCTGGTAATGTAAGAGATCCTGATGAATTACAAGAGTTATTAGATCTTGCTGTCAATAATTTAGATTATTTTATACACAATATTGGTTGGATAACTAATGTTGATCATACTGAGAAACATAATTGGTATGCAATTAATCAAAAGAAAAATCCACATACACCAAGAGTTATGGAAAATATGGGAGTGGCTCCTGATGTTGTTAGGAAATATATAGACGAATGTTTATTTCCTGAGATTACATAATAGCTTCAAATTCTGCTTATGTATTGTTTAGATATGCCAGAACGGCTCCTTCTGCTGATCCTGTATCACTCGGATTTGGTGGAATGTATAGATTATCCCATCTTGCTGTTCTAGTAGGAATGAATTTGTTAAAAGCAACTCCTCCCCCTATAACTATATTTCTGCTATCAGAAAGTTCTCTTGCTCGCCATAATACAGCTCTAATTAATGTTTCAAAGTTCTTTCTTGCGGCAGCTGCAATTTCTTTATTGCTAAATTCTGAATACATTCCTCTTAAACCTCTATGTAAGTTTTTCTTAAACTTAGGTAGTGGAGTAAATTCTTTTATCAGATCTCTTTCCATTTGATGTTCTAACATTGAAAATGGTAAATGTTCTTGTGATAGCTCCTCAAACTTTCCTTCGTCTTGCTGAGGTTTTAATCCTACTCTATCTGTCATTGCAGAATAAAACAATCCAATACTATGAGGATACTTTACAGATTGTAGTTTTTTCATCTTACCATCTTTTGCATGCCATATTGAAGTACAATCAAACTCTCCAATACTATCCAATACAACAATTGTTGCATCTTCGAAACCGCTTTTATAAAATGCTGCCGCATGTGATTCGTGATGGCCTACATAAGTCCACTTACAGTTTATGTTAAGATTTCTCAGATATCTTTTTATATTGTTACGTTTAAATGGTTTTGGTTGTCCGGCTAAAAATTGTCTAATAGCTTTAAGATACGGGTTCTCATACCAGACTACTAAATCTGGTTCACCTTCTTTTTTAGCATCCTTTACAGCTTTATGTGTATGTTTACGTCCTTTGCCAGATATAACTCTGATAAGTTTTTTATCTTTAAATACAGCTATAGCCCAGTCATGACCGTTTTTAGACATACCCCATGTTATCATGCTTTACGTTTCTTTTCTCTTTGAGAGTCACCCATAGAAACTCTATAGTTATCTTCAACTGAATCTGGTGTAGAGACTTCTAATAATGTGCCTTCTTCAACGCATATAACTTGATGAGGAACCAAAGGTTCGTTTCTATGAACTCCACCAGCTTCTAATCTCTTACGTTCAACAGATGCATCTTTTGTATTAATAACTAATACATCAAACACTCCATTCATTACATACCAAGTCTTATCTTTGTCTTTATGAAAGTGCATAGAACACTTTGCACCTTTATTAAACTGTAGAAACTTTCCACAATACATGTCATTGGTTGCCCAGATAAATTCATGGCCCCAACCTTTTTCTATAAATCCTTCAAGTTGTGTCATAAAAATGTCTTTTTCTTGTGATGTTTTCTTTTATAAAAATTATTTAAAAAACCTAAAACTTGAGTATGTTCTTTCTCTAAATCGTTTTTATTAAAAGGTAATTCCTTGCTTATCCAAGGTTCTCTTTTAAAAGGAATTACTTGTACTAAAGGAGTATTTGCTTCTATTAAATGTTCTCCTATTTCTAAGTTTATATTAAAAGTAAAATTGACCGAATGATAAGTATCAGTATCAACTATTCCAGTTAATACTTGTAAAGGTAATTCAGGCCTATTAAAAGGTGCTGTAAAAATACAAGAATAACCTTTTGGAGTTTTAATTCTCCAAGGGCTATTAATTTTAAAAATTTTAGAGCAGTTTGAATTTCCTGTAATTGGACTTCCTTGTATTTGTTCTAAACTATGCATACCAATAAATTCTGGTTCTAAAGAAGATTTAACCCCTGAAAAGAATTGGCAACCTTTTTCTGACTTATTAGCTATTAAGTCATAAGGTAGAGGAATTATATATCCTAAAGTATAAGCATCTAAAAAGGGAATGCATTTTTTTACAGTTCCATCTGGTGTTGGCTTTCCATTTTTAAGAAACAAACTAGATTTATTTTTATTATCTGGGTCTAATGTTTGACTTAATTTTTTAAACCAAGTAGGTATAAATTTATTAGATGGTCTTGGATTGTAAAAATTTTCCAAATGTTCTGGAGTATAAAATATTATTTCGTTATTATTATTTCTCACAACTTAATCCTATCTAATTTTTTAATCCTAAACAAAAATTACCAGAAACAGATATTCTTGTTCCTGGGCTGTAAAAAGCTTCTACACTATGCGTTAAAAAAGAAGGGAAAATATACATTTCTCCTACTCTTGGGCATGACTCAAGACGAACTAATGGCCGTAGCGGGTCTTCTAATTCCGATATTATAGACCTTTCAGAAGGATTCCTATCAGATGGATACATTCTAGTATCTGAACCGTAACGAAAAGAAATATATCCTGGTGGGCTACTGGTTGTGTGATTTATCTCTTCATACATAGCGGAAGGAATTTGCAAGTATATAACAAATGAGATATTACCAGAATGCTCATGCGGAGGATTATACTCGCCAGGTTTTTGTCTATTAACCCATAGAGAATCTAATTTCCATTGTGCTCGATTGAAGTGTTTTGAAGGAAGTAGTTGACCTTTATCTTTTTTACACTCATCATAAAATTTAATAGCATAAGGTCGTAATTTTTTCTCGAAGTATATTCTGCTTTCTTCTTCATAGTGTTTTTCGTCTTCAATTTTACCAGCTAGTGATTCATTAGCTCTTTTATGTAAGTTTTCCGAGTGCTCCAGAAGTTCTTGAATTAAATTACTATCAAGTTCAGTGCGACCAACAGTTGCACCTAAATTTCTTATTTCAATTGGCATTGGTATCATATACGAATCTTTCTTCACTTCTTTACATATCCTATTATATCACACTTCATAAATATTGTAAACCTTTATTATATAAATAGATACAAATTCTTTAAAAGGACTTAATATGGCAGCTCCAGCATCAAGACAAGGATTCATCGATTATTGTCTTCGTAGACTTGGCGATCCAGTTATTGAAATAAACGTGGACGACGATCAATTAGAAGAACGAGTAGACGATGCCCTGCAAGTGTATCAAGAATTTCATTCAGATGCAACCGTTAAAACTTATCTTAAACACCAGGTAACTCAGACTGATGTAGATAATGGTTACATACCTATCTCATCTAATATTATATATGTATCGAGGTTATTGCCGATCAATTCTTCATTTGGATCTTCGCGTAATTTCTTTGATATAAAATATCAATTGATGTTAAATGATATTGCTGATATGCAAAACTTTGCAGGTGACTTAGCTTACTATGAACAGTTACAACAATATCTATCGTTGCTAGATATGAAGCTAAACGGTCATCCGCAAGTAGAATTTGCTAGACGACAAGATAGGCTTTATATACACGGATCGTTTGCTGATCAAGAAATAAAAGCTGGCGAATTTGTTGTTGCCGAGATATATCAAATAATAGATCCAGATACTCATACAAGTGTGTATGATGATATGTGGTTAAAAGAATATGGAACTGCTCTTATAAAACAGCAATGGGGCGCAAACCTAATTAAATTCGAAGGAATGCAACTACCAGGTGGCGTTACACTTAATGGTCGACAAATATTTGAAGATGCTTTAGGAGAAATAACACAACTCAGAGAACGAATTAGATTAGAACATGAACTTCCCCCTAACTTTTTTGTAGGTTAATATGGCACGCAATATATACTTCTCTGACAAAGTTCGATCAGAACAACATTTATATGAGAATATTATTATAGAATCGTTGAAGATGTTTGGACAAGATGTCTATTATCTTCCACGAACTATTGTAAATGAAAATAGAGTGTTCGGAGAAGACGTTCCATCTAGATTTAGTAACTCTTACAAGATTGAGATGTACATTGAAAACACAGAAGGATTCGAAGGAGAAGGAGATCTCTTCACTAAGTTCGGTGTTGAGATACGAGATGAAGCTACTTTTATCGTCGCTCGCAAACGTTGGAATACTACGGTTGGTCGCATTGATAACCAAATAGAAGGTGAAAGACCAAGAGAAGGAGATTTAATATATCTTCCATTGTCTAATTCCTTATTTGAAGTTATGCATGTAGAGCACGAACAGCCATTTTATCAATTATCTAATTTACCAACATTTAAGATGCGTTGTCAGCTATTTGAATATTCTGGTGAAGATCTTGATACTGATATTACATCGATTGACGGAATAGAACAAAACAATGCATATGAGTTTGATATGGTTCTATCCGGAATAACTGGTGATTTTGAAATAGGAGAACGTGTCGAACAAATATTATTAGATGGTACGATCCTAGGAGCCGAAGTATCTAAATGGGTATCAGATACAAATACTCTTTCTGTTATACATTTAGGTGGAAATGATGGTAAGTTTCATTTACCGTCAACTGGTAGAGTAATTACCGGGCAAGAATCAAATGCTAGCGGTACAGTTTCATCGTTCACCGAAGATAATCAACTAAGCGCAAATGAGCAAAATAATGATTTTGACGGATTAGATTTTATAGACTTTAGTGAAACAAATCCATTTGGAGATCCTGAGTAATGTTTGGCAATTATTATTATCATCAACGTATACGTAAAGCGGTTGCTACATTCGGCGCCATGTTTAATGATATATATGTTCTTCGTAAAGATTCAGGCGGTGGAGTTATTAGTACAGTAAAAGTACCATTGTCATATGGTCCAAGAGCAAAGTTTTTAGATAGAATCAGAGAGGTTCCTGATCTTCAAGCTGACACTAAAGTTGCTATTAAACTTCCTAGACTTTCTTTTGAAATTACAAATATATCGTACGATCCGGCGAGACAACTACCAAAAGTAAATAGAACGCTACAACCAGTACCTGATTCTATTTTATCTAGAAATAAAATACAACAAGGTGTTCCTTATATTATTAGCTTTCAGTTAAGCGCATATGCTAAAAACCAAGACGATGCATTACAAATTGTAGAACAAGTTATACCATATTTCAATCCACAATATACATTAACAATTCAGCCATTCGATGATTTTGATAATATAAAAGAAGATGTACCTATTATATTAACTGGTGTCGTATTAAACGATGAATACGAAGGTAGTATGGAATCACGTCGTACTATCGTTTATACTATGGATTTTGACATGCATGTTATCTTCCACGGACCAGTAACAAGTAGCGGTATTATTCGTACGGCTATTACGGATGTATTGAATCAAGGCGCTGGCCTAAATGATTCAGACATTCCTTTAGAAAGAATAACAGTAACACCTGATCCGGCTAATGCAAATCCGGATAGTGATTTTGGATTTAATACAGCTATATTAGGAATTGACAGTGCGTTATGATGGATTCAAACACAGCAGCAAATGACTTTGAGTATGCTAGACAGGTATATCATGATCTGCTAGCAAAAGGATCTGAGTCAATGGAAGAAATGATGGAAGTTGCAAGAGCAACTGAACATCCACGTGCATTTGAAGTTTTGTCTAATATGATGAAAAACATAGCAGACATTAACGGTAATCTTATGGATATGCATAAGAAGAAAAAAGATTTTGATCAGAAAGAACAGAAGGCTTTGCCGCAAGGGCAAACCACTAATAATGTTTTCGTTGGATCTACTGCAGATTTACAACGTATGTTACAAGATGAAATGATTGATGTTACTCCAAAAGAATGATACATATCTCGGAAATCCTAATGTAAAACGAGACGGTATTGTCACTCAATGGACAAATGAAGAAGTTCTTGAGTATGCTCGTTGCATGAAAGATCCTTCATACTTTGCTACAACTTATTGTAAGATTATATCTCTTGACGAAGGTCTAGTTCCTTTTGAACTATATCCGTATCAAGAAAAAATGTTTGATGCGTTTAATACAAATCGATTTAACATTGTATTAGCATGTAGGCAATCAGGAAAATCTATATCTTCTGTTGCATATCTTCTATGGTATGCTTTATTTCATACAGAAAAAACTATTGCTGT